TATTATATCTTAAATTAATTTCTTTGTTTGTAATTCTATTAGCTCTAATAACTTGTCCGTTACCTGCACTTTGTCTAAAGTAAACCCTAAACTGTCCTGTTGGTGCGTCACCAAAATTACCATCACTGAACACAAGTTGAATCTGGTCATTATTTTTTGACAGTACATTATATACTGTTCTATTGTTTAATGCTAAACTGTTATAAATTGTGTTTTGTCCAAACAAACTCGGTACCGAAGACCATTTCTCTAGAGGTATGCCAGTTGTTCCAACTTTTTGTACAAACACGTCTATGTCGTTTATGTTATCTTGTTCTACATCGATTGTTCTATTTGGTATAGGTTGTGTGAAAGAATAATCTTCATATTTCAGTTCACCTTCTTTGAAGTACATAAACATTCCAGTGTTGACACTTCCAAAACCTAGGTTGTCATTTCTGTAAATTATGTTATAAGCATCTGTTTGATCTGGAGATCTTTCTTCGAAGTATCCACCAATATTGATGTCAGCTTTAACAACATCAATTGACGTTGTTATTCCATCTATTGTCTCATCAAAGTTTTTAACTACTGGTTGATCATTAGATGAATTGATGTTGTAGATATCTGCCGGCACTGATGAAACTGTTCCACTCTTGGCAGGATTACCAAATTGGTTTGTGCTTTGAAATGAACTGTTCATAATTGTTAACCACTGATCATACCACTCTGGGTTGTTAGGATCATTCCAATTTATATTTGTTCCAGAAAGATTTGTTCCTTCTGCATCAGTTAAAGGTTCGGTTGTTCTAATCTTAGTAATTTTTAGAAGTCCTCTTGCAGGTACATTTCTTTTTGGTTTGTAATTGATCAACTTTGCTAATCTTAAAATTGATTCTCTTCTTTCAGCTGTGTCAAAAAAGTTTTCTCTTGAGTTCAAGTCAGTTCTGAAAGCTAAACTCTGACCTAGGTAAGCTAACAAATCTATGATTGCTACGAATTCACTAGATTGGATGTAATCATTAAAATCTTCTGGGTAGTTTGTTTGTATATAAGATATCATACTACTTCTAATAGTATCATAATCATATGCTGTGAAGTTTGCTTGACCGAAACTTCTGTAAATTGTTTTCCAATCTTCTGCTGAGAATAAATTATCTTGTCTTTGTATCTGGCTCATTATATAGTTTCTCTTTCAAAATTTAATAACATAGTTGCCGTCTTGTTGTAAGGCAAAATATTAATTCCAATATTAATTCTTAAACCACTCTCGTATTCCATAACATTTAAATCTTGTAGCTCAACTCTAGGGTCTTTAGAAATTATGACTTTACAGTCTTCGACAATCTCATCTTTGTTGGCCGCATCTAATGGTTCGTAAAGCATATCCCAAACAATCGAACCAAAGTTTGGATTCATTACACGTTCACCTTTTCTTGTGTAAAAGTGATTTGTTAAATCTTGTTTTATTAGGTCGATATCATACAGTTGATTACTCTTAACACCTGCTACTGTGCTAAAGCCTTTGTACGTTCCACGGAAGAACCCTAGTCCAGAGCTCTGAGTTTGTACTGATCCTGATGTGTTTTTACTTGTTGAGTATGCCATAATGCTTCCTTGTTATTAATATTTATTGACTAATTTAAGTACTACTATAATTATCTTTTTTCAAGAAAAGACTTGCAATTCAAACCATATAAATATACTATACAAGCTATACAAAAAACATAAACTTATGAAAAAATTTGAACAGTTCACAGCCGAAGACAGAGTAGAGGTAAATCTTATAGACAATGATATACACTATCTGTCGGGAGAAATAGCAGAAGAAAATGTTTCTAGAGCGATTAAATGGATAGTCACAGCCAATTTAAATAAAAAGCCAAAACGTACTTTAAAGTTGTATATCAACTCAACTGGCGGCGATTTATACGAAGCATTTGCTTTAATTGATGTAATGAGAAACAGTTATCATCATATTAGTACTATAGGTATCGGTGCTGTTATGAGTGCGGCTTTTTTAATCTTTGCTATTGGTAAGCAAGGCGAAAGATATATTGGTAAGAATACTGGAATAATGAATCACCAACACTCTGACTCAATGGAAAGCAAGATGCACGATATGAGAAGTGCTATGAAAGAAAACAATAACTGTGAATTAAGATGTTTGAATATATTGCGTGAAGCAAGTGGATTATCCTTACAAGACGTTAGAAAAAAGCTCAATACTCCATCGGATCAGTATTTTACAGCCAAACAATTGGTTGACTTAAAGATAGCAGATCATATACTATAATAGTATGAGTAATGAATTAAAGAATTTTGCCCAAGGCAAAGATTGGTGGCATATGGACAGAGATCAAGCTATTAAACTGCTTGATGTACTCTGTGATGCTTATGATAAGAGATTATCCCAGGAGTTATGGTATGATGAACAAGACGTTTCATTGAAATTATGGGAAATTAAACAAGACATTACCCGTTTTCCTGACTTATTCTTTAAGAATGCTGGAATAAATCTAGAAAAACCTAAAAAAGATTAAAATTCATTAAAATAACGGTTGACAATATACACGTACTAGTGTACTATGTATATATTATGTTAGAAAAACAAATAAAACAACTAACAAGAAAACTAATGTCGTTAACGTTAATAAGAGGAGAAACAAAAATGGCTAGAACTAAACAATACGTAGTATATACTAGAGAATTTGCTAAAGGCAACGTAAAAAACAAAGTAGGTGTTTTTATGGATGAGGCAAAATCAGCTCTAGATAAAGATGGTAATATCAATGGTGGTGTTATCAAATTTAAGAACCTAAAGATGAAAAGATCTACACCAACAACTGATCTTTTATCAAAAGGATATAATCTTAATGTAAGAGTAATTGGATCTGGTAACTTAGAAGTTGCTAAATCAATCAAAAGCTCTGTAATTGAGTTGTTGAATACAACTAATAAAACTGTAATCAACTACAACGCATAATAATAAAATTATTATTAAGAACTTTAGGGCGGTCTTCGGATCGCCCTTTTTTTATGACTTTAAACCCACTTTAAGTTAACTATCACGTTTATACACAATATTGGCATTTAAATATTTGACAATCTGTGTATGTTGTGCAACAATATACACTTATTAATAAAGGAGGTCCAAATATGGATATTATTAACAAAATAAAAACTTGGTCATCAGCACTAGCAGATGTCGGAGTTTCACTAATAGCTCTAGGAATTGTACTAGAGGTATTGTTTAGCGGTCAAAACGTTCCGTTCTGGCCAAACATTTCTGTAATTGGGAATGTACAAAACATTATCGCAGGCTTTTCAGCTCAAGGTTTAGTTGGTTTAGTTGCGGTATGGGTGTTATACTCAATTTACACGAAAAAGTAATTTTGTAAGACATAATAAAGACCTCAAAGATCTTTGATAAAAAGGGCGATAATTAAATTTACCGCCCTTTTTTTATGACTATTATATTTTTTTATTCTGATGATCTACAGATATATGTCCGGCAACCTTATTTTTGTTCTTGCCTTCTTGTATCGTATATCCTGATGTACCGTTTCCGTTAGTCTCAACATTACGTCTAGACTTGTTCAAGATTGCTTCTTTACGAGCTTTCATTTTTTCCTCACGGTATTTTTTATGTAAGTGATCGAATCTATTCATTGTCACCCTCCTTGTTAAAGTTAGGTGCGTTCCTTCGGCTTCGCCTACTTCCGTCTTATATGTCATACAAGATGAACGTTTTACAATGCGTTCCTTCGCTAATGCTACTTCCGTCCTTATAAGGATGAACGTAAAGATATTTAGTAGAATATCTGTTGGATTTATATGGTGTGTATACTATTCGCTATTAGTATTTAAATTGCTCTGCGACTCGTGGTATGGATATGGTTCTCTTGTAGGATATCTACTGACAATGGAACCTCTATTTGATTCTGTTTTTCTAGGACTGTTTGCCGCGGCACCTGTTCTCTCAGCAAGTACGTTAGGCCAAAGTAAGTTACCATCTGCATCAACTTGTAAAGATATGCTCGACACTGGTGTTGTCAATGCCGCCGGAGGACCATTCATATGAATGACCGGGGCTGTTTCATAGTGTCCTGCCGCACTGTTAATATTGCTGGTTCCTAATGCTGTTAGATTGTTATTGATAGTTGAATATATGTTTGTACTTCCTTCTGTGCTGGCGTCTATGCCAACATCAGCTTTTAGCTTGAAGCTACCAGCAGACTCGATATGCACATTTCCTTTGACACTACCTAGATCTGTTGTAGATTTTGGTTGTGAGTTTGCATCTGTTTGGTGTGCTCTAATATTTGTATGTCTTCCTGATTCTAAATTTAGATCTCTGTCTGCTCTCAGGTTAATATCTTTCTCACTTCTAACACTGATACTGTCTTCACTCCAAACTTCTATTTTTCCTTTTTCAGTAATTTCAACCCAACCCGTTCCTTTACTATTGACGACATAAACTGTACTGTTTGTATCATCTAGTAATATTTGGGCACCACCACTGGTTCTTAATCTAGTGTACTTTTGATTGACGTCATCCATTACAAACTGATGACCACCTGGTGTCAATATACCGTAAACTTGACTTGGTGATTCACGCCTTGCACCACTATCTGTTAGTCCACGTATGCCATCATTTTCTAGTCCCTGTGTAGTCAAAGATGTATAAAATGTGTCGTGCTTTGGTCTTTTAACTCCGTCTTGTTTGTCTGCGACATTTTTATATAAGTCGTGATACTGTGTTTCTTCTGAAACCCTGTTTGTTTCTGCTACAGGCACAAGCGGTGCTTTGTCACCGAATGTACTAGATCGAGGTATTCCAGGTATCATATGATTTATTCCTGGTTGATACATACAACCTAAACACACTCCTAGGTTCGCGTTACCATCAACAAATGCTACAATAACAATGTTGCCTTTGTCAGGCATACCAAAATGCATTCCATAACTTTTTTGTGTTCCGGCAAAAGTATTTTCAATCTTGTCTTCTGGTTTTCCTTCTCCACCTTTGATTAAGTTATCTGCCGGTGAACTACCTGCGAAAGGTTGAGCCCATAGTACTGTTTTCCAATTTTTAGAATCCAGTTTGCTGTTTTGTGAACCTTGCAACCAAACTTGCATCCTTCCCATTCTACCTGGGTCTACTGTGTTCATTACTTCTGCAAATTGTATGGTACTGTATTTCGCACCTTTAGACGAGCCTTCTGTGTAAGCAGTGAAGTTACTCTTGGATGATTGATTTTTACCTGCCATTAGAATCCTCCGATGACTCTTGTTTTATCTTCACTGAGTCTAGATCCATAACCGTCAAATTTCTGGCCTGACTTCTCTTGAGTATAGTGCTCATTAAATTTTTCTTTACTAACTTCTTTGCCATCTATCATTAGTTTACCTTTATTTAGATTTTTTGTCAAGGCCTTTTTATTTTCTACAGCAGATAATAATCCAGGGTCTACTGCATTTTTCTTGTTATCGTTACCAATAACATCAGCAGTTGATACACCGTCTAATTTCTTGGCTTCATTTACAATAGGTTCTTCTTTGACTTTTTCCATATCTTTTTCATTAGAAGATTTTGTAATAGTGACAGCTTCTTGCATCAATGACAAGTCAGTTATGGTATCTCTTATGACTGAAAGTCGTTGTGTGAATTGTCCGTTGTCAAATGTGTGATCCACTTTCCAAACCCTGTACAGTGCAGTCAAGAACTCATCAGCTCTAGTGTTTCCAGCAGGTATAAAACCTGTTTCGGGATCCACTTCCCCTGGCCCCAGACTTGAAAATAATATCACTTTCTCTGTTCTGTAATTGGCTACTTTAGGATCATTAAATTTTGAGTTGCTAGGTGTGTAATCTAGCCAGTAAGGATCACCTATGATATCTATGGTCGCATTTACCATTTCGTTGGATCCCACTTTTGCATTTTTCAGTATTGTATGGAAGTCTGAGTTTGCACCCACTCCGATCACGCCTTCTGA